GGCTTGACCTCAGCGGATGCACGGGATTGACCGCACTACCCGATAATCTGACAGTCGGCGGAGCGCTTTGTCTTGTTGGATGTACGGGATTAACCACGCTTTCGGATAAATATAAGCCGTGCGAACATGCAATATAAAAAAATAAGGAGTTATACAATTATGAAATTATCAGAGGTCACAAGATTATTAGCGGCAGCTCGGGAGTGCAACACGCTCGAAGGCTACATTGGCGAGTGCGGCGGCTCGCTGCCGGACGACAGCTATTACGAGGATGACGGCGCGAGTAAAGCCGTCGAGGTTTTAACGGTGCTGTATGAGTGTCGCGACGGAATAAGCATAAACACATTGCTCCGGCTGTACGGTGGCAGCGTAGCCGATTTTTACCGCGAGTACGGCATCCCGCGGCGCACGATGCAAAACTGGTTGACAGAGACAAACAATCACTCCGACCCGCCGCAGTACCTTATGCGGCTCATCCTTGCCGATTTGATATAATTACAAAAAAACAGCCCGCAAAGGCTGTTTTTTTGTTTGTAATCTTTATTTCCGGTCGTTGCGCGTTGCTCTTTGCGATATGCCCGTGTGAACCTCTACACGGCTGGTATAGCGCGTTTCACGTTTTTCAGGTAAACTTATATGTAAACGCACAAATCACCGCACAGCCCCGCATTTTAAGCCACAGGGCGCATTACCGTAAAAGCGCCATCAGCGCGCCGACTATCGCGGTCACCGCCACGGTTACGGCGGCACTTGCGGCGGCTATTTTGATTTTGTCCCAAAGCACAAGAGGCTTGCTCTCTATAGCGTCCAGCCTGTCATCATGGTCGGCTACGATAGCGGCGGTCTTTTCCGCATTGTCGTTTGTCCGTTTCAGCTCTCCGCAGAGCTCGGTTATAGCTATGTTTTGCTGATGTATCTCGGTAGCAAGTGATTCCAGCTGGTCGATGCGGTGCGTGTTCGATTTTGCGCGTTCCTCCACTTTTGCCATGCGCTCGGGCATTGTAAGCTCGCTCATAAAAGAGTCTCCTTTGCTTTTTTATTTGTTTTTGAGGTCATACAGGGATGATTCTATTTTGCCGATAAGCCATCGTTCGACATCACCGAAGTTCTCCGCGATAAATTTCATGAGCTCGTCCGAGAGCTGGTTTTTTATAGTGTCGAGTGCCATATCAAGAGCTTTTTTCTGTGCCTCTTTTGTCCATGCGTCGGTGCCTTTCAGACCCTCAACATACGACTGATATGTAGCCTTAACGCCGTTGAGCACAATCTGCGTGATATCTCTCATGTATTTAAGGGCTTTCGCGTCCTTGATATGTGCCGTCAGAAAGGCGGAAAATTTGTTTCCGAGCCATGTAATAACGGCTGTGAGTATAATGCCGATGGTTGTAAATAAAATATCGTTCCAGTTCATATTTGTATCTCCTTAATTTTAAATTTTTATTTTTACTTGCTGGTAATTTGCGGGTAACTTGCCGTGCCGAACACTTTATAATCGATTTTCATATTGCTTTTTTATGCTGCTATCCATTTATAGGTCGTGTTCCTACAAAATGCTAAGTTAGCTGCACCAGTTATAGTTATAGTAGTACCATCTACAGATATAGTACCACCATCGGCACCATATCCCTGATTATAAGTACCTCTATATCTTGACCAAGCACTATAACCAGTATTCCCATTCCATACCATACAATCACAAGTATTAGTATCAACAGGATTGCTATTAGCCATAATAGCAAAATACTTGCAACCTGTAAATCCTAAGTTAATTGTTATAGTAGACTGAGTAGCACTGCCTATATTTACAGAACCAGTATAAGATTCTATTGCAGGCACAGGAACATTTACTACAGCTTGATTGACCTTAGACACATTATAAGTGCCATTTGCTGTAATTGACATTGGAGGGATGTCATAAGATACAGTAGTAGGATTTCTGTCAATCATTGCGAGACGAAAGGCATTTACGAGGCTCTCATCAACGTCCAAAATGCGGAAAGCCTCAATTATATTATCCCTAAATGACGATTTGCCTAAACCGGAAACATAGGAATAAAGTCCTGAAAGATAGCCAAGAGTAGAATAATCTTTGTTGCGGAAGCGTGTGGGTCCGGACAGACAGGTGATTTCGTATTCCTTATCACAATCACTTTGTGATACGCCGAGCAGTCCAAGCAATAACCAAGCTACAGTACCAGTTCTATCTGCACCTGCTACACAATGCCAAAATGTAGGCTTATTTTCCACCGCATTTGTCATTATTTTAGTAAGTGCAATCTTTAATTGATTTCTTCTTGCTTCATTGCTAAATGCATCCTTGTAGGCTACTATATCTTGATGTAGATATTCTACACTACTATCAAAAGTGGCAGTACCACCCTGCTCAGCAGTATCTCTAAGGTCAACCTCACATTTAATTCCAAGCAGTTGAAGAAACATCGCTTTTTCTTTGTCAGTTATTTGCTCATTTGGTCTGCTTAATCCTGTCAATTCGCTTGTCCTGAATAATTTGCCATATTTGACTTTGCCACCATCACAAGCCCAGCCACCGAGGTCTCGGCAGTTTTTGAGAGTTGTGCCATATAGGGTTCGTACCTTGCCTGTCGGATTTAGTTGTCCTGCGGCAACGACATCACCACTTGATGTTATTTTATATCCGCAAATGCCATTTGGGGAAACATTGTATATAAGCTCACCAGCCTCGATGTCATAGCTCCACTCTGTGCCCATGTTAGTGTCCGTGAGATGCATTGTCCCAGATACGATATTAGACGGCGACACGCCGTTGGGCTGACCCAATTTAGTATAGCTCGTCGGGTGGTCGTATGTTCCCATTTCGGTATAGGAATAATCGCTGGTATAAGTGACATTATCATCAAAATCTTTAATAGCCTGATTGTTTATACTGTACGTAGTTGATTGTTCTACGATATTTTTTGCAAGCAAGGCTTTATTCTCGTTGCCGATAAGCACTTTATTGTTTTTTGATAAAACTTTCATATAACACCTCTTTTTACCAGATTATATTACTTATTCGATATTACATACTATACTATCAGCAGTGTCATTATATCCACCTATAGATAATCTGATATATGCTGCAGTGGATATATCCTTGTCAGTACCTGAGCCAGTATCATATACAGTACTTGGTGCAGTCCAAGTTAAGGGTTGTCCTATAGTATATCCATATTTTGTTGTTAAACCAAAAGCAGAAGTAGCAGCTATTATAGTATGGTCTGCATTGTAAAATGCTACTTTACAATTAGATTGCTCAGAAGCAGTTAAACAAAAATCATTGACATATATAGTATTACCTACAGTAAATGGCATAAATCCAGTTGTTAAATATCCAGCAGCTGTAGCAGGTATACCATTTGTTGGTAATCTTGTATCAAGCTTATATCCAGTACCATTATAAATACTGCCATCAGTATCAGTAGATATAGGTATTTGGTTAGTAGCAGGTGGGGCTGGGACATTATAATCACAAGAAAACTCTCTGTCTATACCAGCACCATAGTTATCGACATAACAAGTATTATTACCCAAGTCTATTGTTATCAGGGAAAATGCAGTATCTTTACCACTTGCAGGTGTTTTAGGATAAGTAATATCATCTGCAAGATTTCCATATCCCGGTCTACCTTTGTAATGGTTGTTATCGCCATAGCAACAGTTAGGTATTGTAAATCTTCTAACTTTAGCTTGATTGACATAGCCATATGAATAGCAGTGTAAATGTCCATTGACTTGAGCCAAGATAGGAGCATTATTACGGTCAGCAAAGTTATAAGTATTATAAGTGCTACCATTAGCATATGCAGTTAATATATCATTAGAGCTGATAAGGTCAAAGGGCACATGAGTTAATAATAATATTTTCCACCCAGTTTTATCACCAGTAGATAAAAGGGTTTCAGCAAGCCAATTGGTTTGTTCATCAGTCATAGCCACTAAAGTGCCTGCATTAGTGGAAGAAGGAGCATCAGAAGTATTGATATAAATTACTCTGACTTGCTCATTATCTAAGTCAAAATAACCATATCCACCCGGATTGTTTTTAATACCAGAGCAATATCTGCCATACAATTGATATGCACCTTTGTTCCATAGTCTTGTACCATCAGTAGTAAGATATTGGTCATGATTACCAACACATCTTACTTGGGGCAGTCCTTTAAATCCATCAGCTAAATACTCATTAGTCTGCTCTATATCATTATTTAACTCTGACTGTGTATAGGTAGCTGCCTGAGTACCTGCCCAAGTAGCATCACCTAAAAAGGCTACAAAGTCTATACCAATATGATTAGCTATATAATTAACAGCTTGCCCACAGTGTTTATTGCTTTCTTGAATTTGAGGACCTAAAGTACTTGGTGTTGATTTATTATTAGAATCATTATGAGCATCTGATACAGCTATAAACCTAATAGATTCACCAGTTATATTATGGGACATTGCTTTGGCTATAGTTGCTTTTGCCTCTGACACTACATAGTCAGGTACCCCGTTTGCATCAAGAGACTGTCCATAGCTGTATACCGCTCCGCTCGTAATGAGATTGCTGCTGTTTTGCGTCACTGTAGTATCAATGCCGAGCGCGTCTGTATCTTCTACGCCATCAACCTGTCCCATGACAGACAAGCTCTTGTTAAACTGCGCTTCCGTGCCTGTAAAGCCGCCGTCTTGCGCCGAGGCATATGCGGATTTGCCATCAGTACCATTCGCACCATTCGCACCGCGAGAAGGTTTGCCTGTATCCGCATTTCCGAGATACCAGTTGCCGTTTGCGCCGATTGTCGGTGTTATACCATCCGTACCGTCTGTACCATCGGTGCCGTTAGTCCCGTTCTTGCCGTCTTTGCCGTCGGTCACCGTTGCGGTTGTTGTGCCTGATTTGTCCGTGATGGTTATTACTGCACCATCGGCTGTTTGCTCAACTTTTGCCGTCGGGCTGAAACCGCCGTCATCGCCTTTTTCGGCTATAAGCTGCCATGAGAAAGAAGTAGCGGGGTTTTTATTGTAGTTTTCCTCTTTTGCTATGTAGCTCGAGCCGTCGAGCGTTACAATGGCAAGATACGGGTATGTTGTTGTGCTGTTCCATTCGCCCATCGGCACAGGGCTTGTGGACAGTTTCATCCAGTATGATTCCCATCCGGCAGTAACACCGGGTTCAACTATCCCCGTAACAGTGCCGTAGGCGATAAAGGAGACGCCGTTGTGCGTGACGATATTAAGCTTGTTGTATGTCACAGTGCTTTTCCATTCGCCTTTTATTACGGGAGAAACAATACCGATTTGCGTTGTTTGTGCTTGCATAAAAATTACCTCCTGATTTTATATTTTATCCCAGACTATGGCGTTTCGCCATGAGCCATAGATTTTTGCCACCCATACCGCAGAGCCGACTGCGGCATCCGATACGGTAGATTTGTACGGCAGGAAAAGCTCCGTCGCATCGCCTACGAGCTTCACGCCCATTTCCGAGCCGCCCACCGCCGCCGTCATTGTTACGGTGGCTTTGTAAAGCCGCAGGCAGTCCCTTGTTTCCTCTCGGCATATTTCACGCGCTATATTTTCTATAGCCGTGCGGATGTCTCTGCTGTCTTTCAGATTGTTTTTCATGATTTGCCTCCTGTAAAATCCGTTGAAGCCGTGACGGAAATTTGCGGATAGTCGTTTACACTCACTGCGTTTATACTCATCGCGCCCGTTTCACCGAGCGGCAGCGTAAAGCCCTGTATCAGGTGCCTTTCTACAGGATGCCCCGCTTTGTCCTCGCGTCTGACGGAAATAAGCCTGTTTTCGTGCAGGTGGAATATCTGGTCGGTTTCGAGCGTTACCGTCTTTTGCAGTACCGATTTCCGTTTGAGATAATATTTTGCAAGTGCCACGCACTGGTCGGCGTTCCAGTATTCGGCTTTGTCCTCGCGGTATAGCTTTCTGCCGATAATGTTTATGTTGGTATCGCTTTTCGGGTCGCGGTTTGTCGCTCTGCCGTAGACGGCATGTCCGGTAGCACCCTCGCCCGCAACAATCACATCGTTTTTGACATCGGCATTTGCCCATGTTTCGGAGATTGAGAAAAGCATGTTCTCATTCGTCGAAAAATCCCATAATACAGGCTTTGCGGAATCGTCCACATCATCCTGCGAAGGCTCGATGCGGAGCGCGCCCGTTGCGTCATATCCGATAAGCCCCGCGATGCAATCGTTGAGGGCAAGAATAATCTGCGCGAAGCTCGAGCCGCCGCTTTCGGAAATCGTGAACGGCACTTCCGTCATCTGCACATTCTCGGACACACTGCCGTCGCCCCTTGCGGCAAGATATGTTTTGCCGTTATAGTAGCTTGTAAAAACAGGCGTGACAGGGTCTATCATCCATTCCATGGGGAAATTTCCCGAAGCATAGCTGTATTTTGAGAGGCGGAGTATCGAGGCAATCGCATTAAAAATGTTCGTGCCGATATTTACCTGATATGTGTTCTCGAGCGTTCCGAGCAGAGAGCCGTCGAGATATGCCCATTTGTCGACAAGCTCAAAACTCATGGTGTTTGTGTCGTGAGACAGTGCCGCCGTAGGGTTTTTCAGGTAAAAAGTTCCCTGCGGCAGGTAAAACTCCGTGCCGTCGTCAAGAATAATACCTTTTGAAAGCCTCACGCGCCTGCCGAACCAAATGTTGTTTACATTGTAGTCAAAGGCACCGTCAATATTCGATAAAACAATATTCGCGCTTCTTCGTGTACCGTTTTGCAGTGAGACATTAAGGCTGCCATCCTGCAAAAAAGCCCTGCTGTCGTATTTGCCTCTCACGGGTCGCATTGAATTTCCGTCGAGGAAAAACGCCACGGAATCATCAGGCTGGAGAAATTCGAGACGGGTGATTTTTCTTGCGCCTTTTTTCAGAGTTTGCAAATACTCGTTATATCTGTTTATCATTGTTCACCGCCTCCCATGCCGCAAGCGTGCCGTTATCGTTGTTTATACTGCAAATAGTAGGAGATACTTCATCCGGAGTCGTTGCTTTAAGCACACCGCCGTTGCCGTTAAACGGTTCTCCGCGCGACATATCGTCAATGCTGAAAGTAGTGCCTTTATAGTCAGCTGGATACATAAATTCAAGCTGCCCTGTTTCCATGTCTGCATCTGCCATTACTCGCGATACCATGTTCGAATTTGCCCATCCATCGTCCGCAGGAGTTTGAATGAGGACGGCTTCGCTTGCATCCCCTATTTCCTCCCACGAAATGGAGGCTATGACCTGCTTTCTTTCGCTTCCCACGGTGATTGTCTGCGTTACAGGTGCGGATATGCCAACCATATATAAGTTGCCTTTGGCATCTTTCAGAAAGAATGTTTTTGCGCCGCTTGAAATTGCAAAAAGCTTTTCCATCCGTTGCCATGTGTCGCCGTATTCCCCGAAATCCATATCGCCGATGAGGGCTTGCAGTGTGCCGCTTTTGCCGTGTATAGTCGATGGCTGTCGCCTGCGATACGGCGTAAAGTTTGCCATCATATTCGGCGTATTGTTGTTGGAAATTTCCGAGTGCTGAATATTATACGCAAATATCCATACATCGCTGACATGCCACACATTACGGTAATTGACATCTTCCGTTGCCTCCATGAGCATGTAAGAATCGATATTGTGCATTATAGGCTCTGAATCTATAGGAGTGTTCATAACATTTCTGTCAGCCGCTATGTAGACATCGTAAATATATGTTTCGTAGTTTCTTGCGCCGAAATCCCGAATTTGAGTAAAAGATGCAGGCAATTCATATATCAATTTCTTTATTGCCGAATTCCCGCGCTCTCGGCGATATATTCTGCTCGTTCTGGTGGGGTCTGTTGTGTTGTTAAGCCCCCACGATAGTAAATTAGCGCCGTTTGATAACTGACTGACACGCAATTTCGCGCCCGTAGTGTCCATTTCGTAAGAGACTTCAAACGAATTCATGACACTTCTCTGAACACCATGTTCTGTCTGCACTGTGAGCCTTACAAAATATGTATTTCCTGCAACCAAGCCCTCAAGTCTATATTGCAAATCTCCTGTGGTCATTTTGCCCGTATCATCAAGCAGCTCGGAGGGCGTGTAACCGCTTGCCGAAACAGCACCCATGTAAAGCTGCCATCTCACCCACGATATCGCGTCGCCCTGTGCCTGCCCATATCCGCCCGAGATTGTTGTATACGCCTTGTCTACAGTGACAAGTACGGCTATTGCAAGCGACGGTGCCGTGCGCGTGCGGAATACTGCGGGGGAGTAAAGATTTACAAAAGGCGTGCTTTGCACTGTGCCCCAGTAAATGGTTATGTTCATTTTGTATTCTGCGCCGTCGGTCAAGCCCCAATCGCTCCATTTTACGGGTTTGCCAGAGCTGTCGGTAGGCGCATAGGTAAATATTTGCTGTTCCCCGTTTGCATTTGTGCCGTATGCAGGGCATCCGTCCGTAGCGGTTACACCGTGTACCACTGTGCTTGCCGTGTCGTTCTTGCTTATCAAAATGCGAAAGCCCGTCATCGCATCCGTGCCGTTTATCTGCCACGATATGACTATAGCGTCGTTTGCCGCGACGGTTCCGTTGCCCTCACCTGCAAAAAGCGAGGGCGTTATGTTTGTTGCCTGAAATAAAGCCATATTTTATTATTCACCTCTCTTTACCATTCCCTCACAAGGGGCATCTCACGCAGAAGCTCCGATATCGTATAGCGGTCTGCCTTCTCAGCGGAAATCGGCACGCCGTTTATGTATGTATTGCGTGACATGTTGCGATTGTCGTTCGCCGTGTGGTTTTGCGTTATCACATTGCCGCGGGTAGGCATCGTATGCTCGAGCGCACCGTAAAGTATGCCGAGATTATTGCAAAAGTCCCGGAAAGCTACCGTATTCTGCGGATTGAGTATCTTTTCCGTGATGTCGGGCGGCAAAACCATTTCGTCCCGCTCGGTTGCCTTTATTCCGCCCAGCCCGTGAAGCACGCCGCCGCTGTCATAAATGCTTGATGTTGTATATTTGCCACCGCCGCCGTGCGCCGTATTGCCGCCGCTGTTACTTGAGCCGTTGCCTGAAGAAGCACCGTTCATTCTTAGTTCAAGTCCTTCTTGATACCCAAGTGCTTCTGCTCCCGCAGGAACAATGTATGAACCATCTCCGGTCATTCTTAGGTCGCTCGCTTTATAATATGAGCCCGTAATAGTATCAAAAATATATGCTTCGCCATTATAAGTGCGGTTCATGTTTGGCGCAGGCGTAAAGGTTCGCTCGCCTCCGTTTATACGGTTTAGGCGATTATTCGCTTCTACAGCATCAGGGTCGCCCGCTTCTACTCTGTCGCCATATTTATCCCAGAATGCGCCTGCAATGTCACCCCACGAAGCCGCACCCGAAGAGATTGTGTTTTTTGTATAGTCGGCATATGTATTGCCCAAGCCCTGTATTCGCGCTATTGCGTCGAGAATTTCAATGACAAACGGCGGTATGCCCGATGTGCCCATCACGTTGTTGTAGTAAGCCATCCACTCATTGATTTTGTCGTAGATGTCCTTCATCGGCTTTCCGGCATCGAGCATTCCTTTTATCTCGGCAATAGCCTTTTGCAGAAGCTCATCGCCGATTTTCTTTTGCACTTCGGCGAGCTTTTCCATAGCTTTTGCTATGTTTTCGGCATTTTTGCGTTCCTGCTCTGCGAGAGCCTCTACAGCCTTTTGCAGGTTCTTTTGCGCTTTTGCTATGTTTTGGGCGTTCTTTTCTTCCTGCTTGTGCAGAGCTTTTATCGCATCTTCGATATCTTTTTCGGCTTTCAGAATGTCCTTTTGCGCCTTCTCGACATTTTCACGCGCCTTCTGAACATTTTTCTCGTTTGCCTGCCATTCCCAAAGTCCCGATTGCTCGTTGAATACGCGAACATTCCGCTCGTTTATTGTATCGGCAAGCTCCTTTTGAGCTTTTATAAGGTCGAGCTTCTTTTCTTCGAGATTTTTCTCCTTTTCGGCTATGGCTTCGCGTTTTTCGGCTATAGCTTCCGCCGCGTCCTTTTGCGCCTGCAAAAGTTCTTCTTCCCGCGCGGCTATGGCTTCTTTTTTCGCGGCTATAGCCTCCTCCGCCGCCCTTTGAGCTTCAAGCAGATTTGCTTCTGCATCGAGTACCGACTTGCGGTAATTTTCAAATTGATTGGCTTCCTTTTGCTTGTCTATCAGCCCTTGCAGAGCATCTTTTATTTGGTTGTACTGCTCTTTGAGCTTTTTGGCAGGGTCTTCGGCATTGTCAATTTCCTTGTTGAGATTAGCCTGCGCCTCTTTGATATCGTCTACGCTGTCTTTGGTCTGCTTATAGGTTTCCATGACGGCAGAGACTTTATCGAGCTGTGCTTGCAGTGCCATCGCAACATTCATTAGAGTCTCTGCCGTTTCGGTTTTGCCATCGCGTAAAGCCGCACGATATTCAGAAAAAAGCTGCTGAACTATATCGGAAAGTTTTTTGTAGCTTTGATAATATTCCTCCGCACTTCTTGCGGTTGCCATTTTCGCTATGTCAGGAGCAAATTTAGAAGTATATCCCTCGATAGTATCATCATTTTCTATCATAGTCCAAACGCTGGTTACACTATTTCGAAATGATTTACCTGCTTTTTCAACTTCTGTTTCCGCCGCCTGTGATGCCCATAGCGCTTTCATTTCGGCAGCGAGAAGTTCCTGCTCTGTAAGATTTTTCAGAGCTTTGCTGTATTCCTCCGTGCCTTCCTTTAGGTCTTTGAGCGCGTCCTTTTTGTCTTTGGAAAGCAGCTTTACAAGCTTTTGCTCTACTTCATAGTATTCATCGGTTTGCGGTGTCAGCTTTTCATATTGCGTGGCGAGAGCTTTCAGCTCTTGCGTATTGTCGCTTATGGCATCCCATGCCTCTATGGCTTCAAGGCGTGCTTCATGCTGTGCCTGCTTATATGCGTTGATAAGTCCGATAACCTGCGATACAGCCATTATGGCAACGCCTATCCAGCTGATGGTCGCCTGCAATGCGGCGGCACTTGCGGTAGCGGCATCCATGCCCGTTTTTAAGGCTTTGAAGCCGCTTACAAGATTGCTTAAACCCGAAGATATCTTGCCGCTGAATGTTACAAGCAGCAAGCCGCCGAGCTTTCCGATTACGCTGGAGAGCCCGCCCGTATATTTTATCAGAGTGAGCAGTCCGTTTCCGATTTCAAGCAGTGTCTTTTTGAATGCCAAAAATCCCTGCTCATCGTTCGCGAGCTCCTGCCATTTTGCCTTGAAAGTATTCAGCTTTGCGGTATATGTGTCCATATACTGCTCGTTTTCTTTGAGAGAGTAGCCCTCCGCATTGTTCATATTGTCGAGCGCGGTCTGAACATCCTCAAAGTTCTTCATCAGGGCGATAAAGTAGTTTTTGCGGTATGTGCCTGCCGTGTCATATACACCCGTCATGCTGTCGTATATTTCGGAAAGCTCTTCGCCGAGTGCTTCTTCCATGCTCTTTCCGTCAGTGCTTTCAAAATATTCGGCAAGCTTGTCCGCCTGCTCTGCGGAAAGGCTGTTTATCTCTTTTGAGAGCTGCTGCCATACGGCGAGAATTGATGCCGCGCCTTTTTTGTATTCGCCGACAATATTCTGCATGTCGGCGGAAAGCGAAGCAAAAACATTCAGTGAGCTGTCCTTTGTCGTATACGCAAGCAGAGACTTAACAGCCGTGCCGAGCTGTTGCCCGCTCGCGCCCGTTGCACCCGAAAGCGCAGTGATTACGGCAACTGTTTCTTCAAGGCTCATTTTCGCCTGATTTGCGTAAGAGCCGACTTTTTCAAGCGCGAGAAGCAGTTTCTGTGTCGATACGGGGGCATTGTCAGCCGTTTTGTTGAGTATATCGATTATGTATGTCAGCTCGTCCGCACCCTTGCCAAACTGCGTCATTATGGCTATAAGCCCGTTTGAGGCTTCTTCCGCGTCCAGCTCCGCAACATTCAGTGCGAGAAGTGCCGCTTCCGTTGCCTTTACGGAATCTGACCATGTCATGCCCGAGCGTGCAAAGTTTGTAGCTATATCCGCCGCATTTTCAAAAGTCTGTCCGAAGTTCTGCGCCAACTCATAGAGCTTCTTGGAAATTCTGTCGTTGAGAATGTCCTCATTAAGCACTCGCTTTATTTCGATAATGCGGTTTTCCGTCTCGATAAGTACCTCATCTATCGAGCTTATGGCGTCGCGTATGGCGTTCAGCGGCTTCATTACGAGCGTAGCCACAACCTGCCATTTCAGAAATGCCGCCGCATTGTCAAGCAGAGTGGCACCGTTTTTACTGACCGCTTTTTGATTTTCGTTTACGGCTTTTGATACCTCACGGATGTTCTTTGCCGCGTTGTTTGCTTTTTCTCCCGTAGCGCGGAAAGCGTTTGAAAGCGCGTTCAGCTGGGAGGTGAGCTTGCCGTTTATTTCTATTTTCTGCAGGTTTGTAAGCGGCGTTTTAAGCTTTTTTACACCGTTTACAAGGTTGGCAGAGCCTTTGCTTGCCGCGTCAAAGCTCTTTGCCAAAACATTCAGCTGTGCCGTGAGCCTGCTGTTTATATCTGTTTTCTGCAGGTTTGTAAGCGGCTCTTGCAGCTTGGATATTGCTGTTTTCAGCTTCGCAAGGCTGCCTTGCGCCGATGCGCTGTTAAGCTCTACATTTAGTAAAATCTGCGCCATTTGCGCCTCCTTAGATTTTGTATTCGTCCAGTCCGTCTATGCCCTGCGTGCCCGTCACCGTATAGCCCTGCGCCGTCATCCCGTTTGCAAATGCACTCATTATGCGCCCGTCCTTGAGGTCGTCTATCATGCTGTTCCAGAAGGGGCGCGGCGGGATGTTGTCTCCCCAGTTGTATCCCTCGGCTTTTTGCAGGATATAGATGAGATGGTCGCCGAATATCTGATGATTGTACGGCGTATTCTCTCCCTCCGGCTCATAAGAAAAATGCAGGCTGTTTCCTACAATTTCGGACGATATATTGCCCTCGTCCTCAATCGCCCTGCCGCGTTCTGTATTCCCGCGGCGGTGCGTGTAGTGCTCGGGAGTGTACGCACCGAATAAATCGCTTTGCAAATGTTTTTGCAGTGCGTCTCTGATTTCGGCACTGACATATTCCAGCGCATATGGAAATTTTGTTTCTATGTCCGCGAGAATATCTCTCAAATCGGCTTCCGCGCCGATTACGGAAATGCTCGATGTTATCATGTGCATGCCACCTTTTTTAAAAAATGTCCCGTCCCGAAAGCCGAGACGGGACATTCAGAAAATTACGCCGTTACCGTTACGTTGCAGTATGCGACAAGATTGCCGCCGGTACTGCGCGTAAGCGTTACCGTGATTTCGGTTGTGCCTGCGGCAACACCCTTTACAAGCCCGTTCGTATCAACGGTTGCCGTTGCGGGTGTCTTGGAAACGTATGTCAGGTCGGAATATACAGGCTGTACGGTAGAGCCGTCGGGCATGAAGTACTTCACGGGTACTCTCTCCGTTGAGCCTTTGGCTACGGTTATTCCCTCGCCGATTATCGCGAGTGCCTCTACGGCGGATGTTGTGCCGCTGCAGGGGACGTACACATAGTATGCGTAGTTGCTGTCGTCGTTGCCGCAAGCCGCGCAAGCCATAGCGTTGTCGTCGGGTGCGAGAGCCTGCCATGTGAGCGCGGTTGTGCTGTTTGAAGTCTGATTGCCGCTTATGCCTGCATCGCCGCCGAATTTTACGCGGGGAACATTGACATAGAGATAGCCTGCGAGGGGGCTGTTGCTTGTCTCGCCGTTTACCTTGGCAAAAATGCCGTACTTGAGCGTGAGTGCGAGAACGGCGGGATTTGCGGAAGTGGGCAGCCCGAGATACTGTGTGGACGCGCTCTGCGTGAAGTAGAATACATCGTACTGCTTGCCGCTTATGGCGTTGAAGCCCGTCACCTGCTTTGTTGTCGGGTCGATGTAGTAGTTTGCACCCATGTACTTTGCGGCGTTGTGCTCGCGCAGTGTGCACCAGCATCCCGTGTCTGTTGCGGGCTGTGCATAGTCCTTTACGGGCGTTTGCGTAACGGTGAGAGCCGCGCCTGTTGCGGTGATGGTCTCGCATACGGGGGTAATGCCGTTGTAGCCCATCGAGCCGCCTGTCTGGAGCTGACGCAGACCAAGAGAAAATGCCTGCGATGTGTAAGAGCCCGAAAGTCTTGTTGTATCGGGTATGAGGTCTACAAGCTTGTTGAGGAAGCCGCCTTCAATTGCCTGAAGGTTGAATGTGTAGTTGATTGCGCCCTCGGAGGGTATGTTGTCGTATGCCACGATATTGCCCGTTGCGGGGTCGCGCACCGTCATTTCCACAAGACCCTTTGCAATGAGATTGGGGTCGCCGAAATTGAAGATTGTGTTCATTATTTTTCTCCTTTACTTGTTAAATACTTTTCCTATTTCGGACAGCGGCATCGTGCCGCATTCGTCCGCTTTGATATCAAATTCCCAGCATGGCGCGGGATTTCCTTTTTTGAATGATACCATTCCCGAGAGTTCTGCCGTGCCGTACATCTGATATCGCTTGTCACGCTGAATCGCTTTGCGTCGGTTTTCAAATTCGCGCACAGTCCATTCGTTTATATCGCGTTCTCTTATGCCCGATTGATAGGCAACGGAAGCTATGAGGTCATCGGTGTTTATATCGAGGCTTATATCGTTGTCGGATTTTGCCAGAAGCTCTGCGTCCTTTACAAGCTCCGCATTTTCGCTTTCGTCCGGCAGCTTTAGTCCGTTTTGCTCGGCTATAAGCGGTCTGATGATATTTGAAAATTCGCGTGCAGTCACCCTGACGGCTTTCCCGTTTTGAAAAAATTCAAGCTCCGAGAGGCTTATTCCTTTTTCGTCTCTGATTACGGTAGCATGCTCTAATATTTCGCCCATGTCAAATCCAATCCGCAGGGACAGACATGTAAGCGTCAATATTCGGGCGAATATTCCCGCCGTGGGATTGCCTTCGAGTGCCGCGTCGGTTTCCATTGCAAAGACAGCCGAAAGATAGTTGCGGCATGAATACTTGACAGGGAGCGTACCCAGCCGCAGAAGTAAGGCATCTTTGCAAGCCGAAAATTCCTCGTAGTTTTCCATTGTTATCGGGTAAAAGCAAAGCCCGCACGCTTCTGTTGGTTCTCCGTTCCGGATTGCCTTGCTTCTTATGGACTTATGCGCGTTCATCTTTTCCGTGAGCCTCCGATTCGTTTCGTCTCACTCTGTATTGATAGCATTCCCGCGCACCTTCGGTATTTTCTGCACGCCCCGAGCAGGTGCAGAAGTGCTGATGTGCGCAGAATGCGCCGAGTGCCGATTTTTCGTCATTGAGATTTGTCGCCTTGTCGATAAGGTCTGCGCATATGAGATAGCGCAGATGAGTAAGTCGTTTGCTGTAAGGGCATATGTACTTGTCCATATTCAATATCCCTCCAGCTCTATTGTCGTGCTTATCTGCCGGTTGCCGCAAACCGCCGTAACGGTTAAGGGAACATTGCTCGATTTCAGACAGCTTATTTTTACGGCGTTAGATATGCCCATGAGCTCGCCGCTCTTTATTTCGAGCGATGCCACGGCGTATCTTGCGTCGTCGCTGTACTGTATGAGAGAGCCGCTGTCCGCAATCTGCAGCTGCGAGCCCGTATATTCGTCTCCCGCCGTATAGCTGTGCGTCAGAATGCCGTTTCCCGCGTTTGCGTCCGCTATGGAATTGAGTATGTCATCGGAGGCTATGGGCGTAATCGAGTAACATTCCGGCAAAGCACCCGAGAAAAGCCATGTTACGGGTCGTGCGGTGGAAAATCCGCCGTCAAATCCCGTTGCGTTAAGTATGGCGTCGGTGTATTGCTTTATACTCACGGGCACAGCACCGCGGAATTGCAGGTTTTCTTCTCCGTTTGTGCTTATTGTCACCTCCGCCGCAGCCGATACATTCGGATTTTGCAGGAGAGTGGCGGTTATCACGGCATTACCTGCCTTTATGCCCGTCACAAGCCCGCTTTCGCTGACCGTTGCCGTTTCCTCATCCGAAGAAGTCCATTTCCATGTCAGAGGCATATCATCGGGGCTTTTGGCTTCGCCGTTTACTCTGAAAATCGCGTTCAGATATGAAAGTTTTCCTATAGCCAAGTCACGGTTTCCCGAAATCTCCGCGGTGAAGCTGTTTGCATTACCGCCCGCTATGAAGTTTTCGGTCACGTCATCGGTTATATTCGGCTCTTCTATGCGCACTGTGAATTTCAGCAGGTGGCAACTGTCCCTGTCGCCTGAAAATTCCTGCATGAAGTCGGTAAATCCGGTTATCCTGTAGGGCTTTGTGCCGAGGACTATGCGCATGTTGTGCCCCAGCCTGCGCGTGTTTTCGTTAAGCTGTGCGGTTATGTTGAAATAGCCCTCGGGGAGCATCACATTCTGTCCCTTCACATCCGCGTTTGCCTGCATGGCATAACTCTCGGCGATTATCGGCTCTGTTATTACATTGCCGTAGTCGTCATAGCTGTTGTATGAGGCGTTGCATCTTGTGATGAGCGCGGTGCATCTTGCGCTTGACATATTGGAAGGCATTGTGCATATCCATGTACTGCCCATCGTCTTTATCTTCGCGCCTATGGGAAAGTAGTCTATGCGTTCGCTGTCGAAAAGAATTTCCTTGTAGTCGTCCGTTCTTTTGACGACCTTTGCCGAAGCGTCGAGGTTTTCCGCAAGCCGCACGGTTGTTTCCGTCCATTCGTAAAAATCGGGTGTTAAGCCCTGAACGGCGGCAGAAACATAGTCGGTGGCGTATTTTGCCCGCTCCGCGTCAAATTTTACCGTCCGCGGTGCCATATATTGCCTGCGCCTGTCGGCATACTGCGGCGGCGCGTTGCTCTGCGGCACATTTACCGCCGTGCGAAAGCCAAAGCTCTGCTTTATGTATTTTTCACTCTGATTCACGTTTTTCACCGCCTTTTGCAGCATTTCCGCGGAAAATCACATTTTCCCCTTCGTAATAGATTACTGCGGCGTTTTTCCCGTCTGCCCTGCATTCAAAGGCAAGTCCGCGTCCTTTTGCTCCTGCGGTATATGCGGCGGAAAGGAGCTTTTCAAGCTCTTCCCGCGTAAATTCCGCTTTTCCGTTTTTGCCGAAGTTTATGTCGGCGATTATATTCTGCATGCTTTCCTCCTCATCCCAGCCTTATGTTCGGGTTGTTCCCGAAGAGCGGCATGTTTTCAAATTCGGTATGGCTTTTATTTGCGGTAGTGGCGATTTCAAGCGCAATAGTGAGCTGCCTGCCCACATTTGTGTCGCCGTCGAATATAGCCTTGCTTCCGCAGTCGGGATGCTTCGATTTTGCCATGAAAAACGTGCCTATGCCGTCCATTGATACGCCGTGCAGAGCCTCTATGATAGCCTGCTCTATGGCAAAGCAACGGCTGTATTCGTCGCTTTTGGTATTGCTCTCATAGGTGTAGTGCGTCCAGATGAAGAAGTTCACGCCGATGCATATCTTAAATTCGTCATTCGAAGGCACCGTCCGTCCCATGTAGACGTAAATCCGCGTCTGCGCATCGGTCTGCGCGGGCTTTATGTATACTTGCGGGATAAGACGATAGCCTTTGTCGGTGGGCGGTTTCTCGGGGCTGTCGGCATCGAATACAACGCTCATTTTCTGCTGTATTGTCGGCAGCGGTTCGCCGAGAGGTTTTGCGCCGTCATAATAGAGATATTTCCAGAGGCGGCATCGCGAATATGCGTTGTCATCCGGAGGCGTGTATTCCCCTTTCGGCGCGTCAATCAGATAGTCGCAGATTTTTCTCGGTATTTTCTCCGCACCCTCGAGTTTAAAATAACTGTCCTGAACGCAGAGATACGGATACCACTGTGTATATGCCTCGCTCATGATTTTTCACCCTTTTTGTGATTTTCCGCCGCCTTTTCTTTTATTACCCTCTGCTTTTCGCCGAGTTCATTCGCCGCCTTTTTGAGTTCATCATAGAGCTTCTTCACGTTTTCGGGGTCTGCCATTATCGACATTCCGGCTGTGAAACGCGCTATGGAATCGTTTTCCGTGCATCTCTGATTGTATATTTCGATGTTTACCGCTTTTTCAAGCTCCTTGTAGTCGGCAAGTATCGCAAAGGCGATTTCTTTTACCTCTGCGTCCTTTTTGAAGCCCTCGAGCTGCGCCGGCAGACGGGAGGCGGCATAGAGGTCATAGTCGTTCTCCGTGAAAGGTGCCGTCAGCTCGATATCGAGGTAGAATGTCAGAAGCACGGACATCAGCTGCATCTGCTTTATCGCGTAGCTTTCGGTTTTCAGATAAGGGAGAGCGAGTATCTTTTCGCCATCTTTGTTTTGCTCTGCCGTCGGTGCTTCGCAAAGAACGTTCTTCGCTATTGTCGCCGCTACATCGGCTTTCGTACCGATGGGCATGTAAGTGTTTGCTTTTTTGAGCATTTCGCGGGTTATGATAAATTTCTCCATATTTTACCTCACAGTTTAAGTATTCCTCTCGGAAAAGTCTGCTTATACCAGTCGTTTTGTTCGAGCTTCCGCATTTTGCTGTAAAGCTCATTTTCTGCATCGCGGTAGGTTCTCCGGCTTTCCGCCATGTGATTTGCCGCGTTCTGCTGCTTGAATGCCTTGTCCTCCGTTTTCGGCACATTAGAGAGCCAGTTGTTTTTTTCGCGCTTAAGCCAAGCTACCTCAAAGCAAAGCCCGAGAATGCTCATTACCTCTCTGTTCAGATTTGCTTCAAAGCGTCCGTCCGTGTAGAAATCGAAGTCAAATACCGTTCCCTGCGGCACGGTGCGGTTTTCCCCCGCATTTATCGTTACGGTGCCGTTTCCCGCGTCGTATGTGCATATGGGCGATGGCTCATACCATGCGTCTCCGAGCGAGTTTACGCGTACCGTCTGCGCCGCAAAGAGCTCATAGCCCGTATATCCGGAAGGCAAAGTGATTGTCAGCGGCTCTGTCAGCTCCGCTTCCGTCGCATATCGGTAGGTTGTGAATGCAGGCTCGGTGAAGCGCGGCTTTTCCGACGTGCCGAATAAATATTCCGGCATTTCGGGCGGAGTGCTGAAAAGCCCTATTTTGGAATTGAGATATCCCCACATAGTCCATGCGTAGGAGGGTGCGTCGGCGGCTTTCTTTTCCGTGAGCCTTATATCGTCTATCAGAGGCTCGCAGTATTCTGTTATTATTTTCAGTATAGGTGTGGGCATCTGCTTCCTCCTGATTATTCGGCGGCTTCCGCAAGCCCCTTAGCCATATCTTTGAGAATGGATTTGAACATTCCCTCGGGGTCTGTTTTCTTTGAAACTTCATTGAGCTTCTGCACAAGATACTGATTTATGCGGTTGTCACGCGCCATGTATGCGTCGATAAAAAGCGTTGCGATAAGCTGTTTGTGCCGGTAGCAGGCTTTGTCGAAAATCGCAAGGATTCTCTCCTCGGGCATGTCGAGCAGTCTGTGATAGATGTCCGCACCGAGAAGCTCGCCGTCGGTGTATTTCACGCCGTATCTTTCTCTTTCCTCGTCCGTCATGCCGTCAAGGATTATGAGGCGTCTGTCTTTAAGCCTGCGAAGAATATTCGGAGTGAGATTCTGCAGAAATTCTCTTTTGTTTATGTCTCTTGTGCCGCCTCTGCCCTGTATCTGTCCGAGCTTTTCGTTAAGAGGTACGGTAGAGCCCTCCGCCACGCATCCCATATAGAGCAGTGTGACCGTTTCGTCTGCCGGTCTGTATGCCGCCTGCTGTTTTGCTATGCCCGCCACCGCGTCCGCAACAGCCTTGTCCACCGCCTCGGCAATCATCTTTTCAACCTCGGATGCGTTATAGGTCTTTTCGGTCTTTTTTTCCGCAGTCTCGGCGGGAGTTGCTGCGGCTTTCGGCGTTGCCGCTTTTGCCTTGCCTGTGTTTGTCGCTTTTGTTCCGGTTGTTTTCTTTTCCTCTGCCATTTTTGTTTTCTCCTTTGGAAAATTTTATTTTCGGGAACTGCGGGAGTTGCACCCGCCTGTTCTGCTGTTCCCGTGACGGGGGCATTTCTGCCCCCATTAAGCGCGTGCTTATGCCTTAATCTGGAATATCTTGGAAGAAAATGCAGGTGCGATATCGCATATGATTGTCTCGGAGATATGTACCTTCATATCGGCGGATTCCGTGGGTGTGAACTCGATTGTGATGGGCGAGCCGTCGGCAATTACGCCTACCATGGGCGCATAGCCTACCTTTGCCACGATGTAGATGTTCTCCTGTGTCGGGTCGTCGAGGCTGATAAACTGCGGGTTGTAGTTCTGCGTGCCGGGTACTACGGCGAGACCGACCTCCACGAGGTCTACGCCTGCAACATTGCCGAGGAAGCCGTTGCGGACATATTCAACGCCGATTTCACCCTGAATACCTGCTACGGCACCGCCCGTGCCGACAGTGGGAAGTACCTGTGAAAGTCCGGCAAGCGTGCCGAGTGCCATAAGCTCGGTGCGTCTGACGCCGTTCAAAGCGGAAGCTTTCATTACAGCTTCATTCCAGTGCTCGGGAGTATAGCCTTCAAGGATGTTGCCTGACGGCAGATACTTCGTGTTTGTAATGGCGGATTTGAATTTTTCGACCGTTGTTGCAAACATCTTGTTGATTGCGCCGCGTGCGAAAGCGGAATAATACCTGCCTGCCTCGCCGTCTATGACATCCTGATACCACTTTATGCTTGCCTTTGCGGTATAGGGCTTCGGAGTGAGCGCAATCTGGGATTTGTAGAGATACTGCTCGGGCTTGCTCGATACGGAACCCCAAGAATCGTCCTCATAGAGGAAGAAATCGTTGGATTCGATGTCTATGAGCTTTGTCTCGCCGAGCCTGCCCGTAGTCCATGAGATAATTCTGTCTGTGGGAGCGTCCATGTATGCGGGAAGAAGCGGATAGATTACTTCTTCCGTGATGGTCTGCAGAGCTCTCCAGAACGTTCTGTCGCGATAAAGACCTCTGTCCTTGGCTACCTCGTCCATTGTGGAGTAGGGCTCTTTGCCTATGGCTCTGTTAGCCTGTGCGGCGCAGAAGAGCACTGTATCTACCCAAGTGTTACGCGAAAATGTAGCGTAGTCCTCGACCTTGGAATTGTACTTGAAGGGGTTGTTTGCATCTGCGTTTACGCATTTGCCGAGATATTCGGCTGCGGCAATTCTGCCGCAGCTTATAATCTTGTTGCGGTCAAGAGTATGTGTTGCACCGGAAGCGGCGCATACCTTTATCTGTTCGTTGTTTGCCGATGTATAAGAAAAAATATCTCTCGGCAGATTGTTAAGAACTTTTCCGTTCATTTTTATTCTCCTCTCGTTTTCTTATGTACTTATCAGGCGGATGCCTTTACACTGCGCAGACATTTGCAGGTTATCTTCTGACCCGCGTCGAATGTGCCCTCTGTAAATCTCTTGGAAATATCGACTATCTCAAAGTAGACACTTCCGTCTGTGGGAGCGGCAGCGGCGGCAACGAGCTTGCCGTTTGCGATTGTCGCGTAGGGCGTGGCTGTCAGACTTGTGGGAAGGGTTGAAAAGTTTTCGCTGCCCCAGTTGTAGCTTTCGCCTACGATTATTTCGGTAAAATCGCCTCTTTCGTCTGCAGGGAGCGGAAGTCCGAGGGTCTTGCCGGGGATATTGATTACGAGGTCGCCCGCCGTTGCCTTGTTCACATCGTATGTATTGCAGGCGTAAAGACCCGTATGGTCGCCTGTAAAGCCTGTGACAGTACCGGTTGCGGCTGCTACCATGTACCAGCTGTTTCCGTTTTTAAGCCCTGCCGCAGAGTAGCCCTCGAGGGGAAGTCTGCCCTTTGTTACGCAAAGAAAACCTGCCTGACATTCCGTCGGTGTAAAGGTATCGCCGCTGAAAGAGCCGAATTTACCCGTTACGTTCTGGAGGTTGTTTCTCTGCGAGTTTGAAATATATACTTCGAATCTGCAATTAGCCATGTTTTTTCTCCTTATCTTTTATTCGTCATTTCGTCAATCATCGCCTGAACATCGTCGGAGTCTTTTCCCGTATTGTTCTCGGCGTTGGTATCCCATGCGTATTTTTTGTTTGTCTTTGCTTTTGCGGCTTCGCGGATTTTCGCCATGCATCTTGCGTCTACATCGTCGCAGGCACGCTCTTCGCCGATGAATTTGCCGTCCTTTGTCTCCATTGCGCAGTATTCGTTGATTTTTTCATCCGTCAGAAGGTCTGCGCAGTCGTCCTCGGAAAGGTCGATGTTTATGCAGTTTTCGGAAATGCGCGTTCTGACAGCGGCTTTCACTGCCTCTCTTCTGCGCTCGGTTTCCTGTGTCTGAAGCTTTTTGATAACACCCTCGAGCGTTGCCTTTGCCTCATCCTTTTCCGCATTGTCCTTTTCAAGCTCATTTATGCGGGAAATGAGCTTTTCGGTGATTGTTTCAACGGGAACTTCAACTTTTGTTTCCCCGTTTGCGAAAATCGCCGTTGCGGTAGCTTCGATTCTCGCGCCGTCCCTTATCTCTTCACCGTCCTTTTCCGCTGTAGAGAGATACGGAACGCCGTTTGCGGAAAGCAAAGCTACGGTGTTCTGGTCTACGGCAAGCACCGTATAGCCCGTAAACTTTTCTGCAAGGTCATTCAGTTTCATGTTCTTTGTTTTCTCCTTTTTTTCGTTATTTTTTTGCGGATTTTTGTTTTCGGCATTGAGGGAGGCTACGCGAAGAGTAATCTTCTTCACCTCGTCGGCACCCATTGCGGCAAGCGCGCGGATATTTGCGCTTGCAACGGCAGGGGCGATATCATCGCCGAGTATAGTTGTTCCGAGTATCCGGTATTTGGTAAATACTTCGATGTTTCCATCCATGTGCATCTCGTCAACGAGAGTTTCAATAGAAACGCTCATTCCATCCGAACCCTGTTTCCGGAGCTTTTTGACGAGTTCCTGCGCATACCATTTCCACAGATATCCCGTGCCTACTATCCATTCGATACCGTCGATAATTTCAATGCGTACATCGTCCTCTACGCGGAAATTACCGACTATTCTTTCTGCCGTGGAAGCCATGAAGGACGCACTCACATTTCCGTTTTCGTCTATGTATTCCTCGAAATTGTGACCGTCGCCTATTTTCTCCCCGACATATGCCACGAGAATGGGAGTGTCCGCAAAAAGCTTGCTGTGCTCCGCTATATTCTCATAGCGCCAGTTGTTACGATTTGTCTTTCCGTTCAGCAGCCGGAGTTCAACTCTCTGCCGCAGTCCGTCGGTTTCGGCAAGAACACGCAACTCTCCGCGAACGGAAACGAGCCGCGCCGTTCCCGCGCCTGATACGGTTTTTATCATTCGGTTTTCTCCTCCTCATTCAGTCGTGATTTACACCAGCCGTCAAAGCTTGTTTTGCTGCCTCCGTCGTTTGCCCACCTGAACCAAAGTTCAAGGAACACTTTGCCCTCTGCGCTGTTCCTCAGCATGAGTTCCTCGGTTTTGAGAGACATTGCGCGAAAATCGGGCGTATCCGTCGCTTTCCGGAATTTCTCCAGTGCAGCATTTATGCCGTCAAAAGTCTGCATGATAAGCTCGAACACGTCATCGAGGCTTTTTAGCGATTCGCGCCAGTCAAGCTCATCCGTGCCGGGATATTCCGCCATGAGATGGTTTTCATGGAGCATATCTCCGAAAGCGTCAAATCTTTTCGGAAATTCATGCGCCTGCCTGTGGATAATTTCGGAAAGGTAAATCATGCCCTGCTCGATGTAAACATATTCCTGCGTTGTGTCAAACCACCTGTTGGCATTCTGGTACATCCGTATAACGTCGCGCATCGGCTCTCGCAGCTCCGCAAATTTCGGATTGTCAAAATTATAAATTTCTTTCGGGTTCATTCTGTCACCTCCGTTCTTTTTCCTGTCAGCCTGCCGCATCTATGCTTTTTTCGTTGCCCTCGGTAACCTTTTCGTTCTGCGGTCTGCCCGCCTGCGGAGGCAAGCCGCCGTTTTGTTCCTGCTTCATCGTGTAGGAGGTTACGGGCGGTATGAGCATGTCGAGTATGCCGCTTTCTTTTACCGCGTTCATCATCGATATTTTGTCCGTAATGCTCTGAGCGTCGAGCGCGGCAAGTATGTAATGCGCCGAAATGTCGCCGTTTGCTATCGCCGCCTGTGCATTCTTGCGCGTTTCATCGTCGGTGTATATCGAGCCGAACATGCGAAAATCCCATTCGCAGGTAAGGTTAAGAGTGGAATACAGATAATTCATCATTCTCTCGAAGCCGCGGTATATCTGCTCGCTGTATCTGCTTTCGAGCTTTGCGGAAAGCTCCGCCTGCCCTGCTTTTACATCGTCGTCCACGGGTATCACGCCGGAAAGCCCCGCCTTTGCCATGCCGTATTTGTTGAACGAGGATGAAATGTTGTTCGCATTGGCACTTTCGGCGAAATCGTGAGATTTTATGTTTTCCACAGGTGCCATGTAAAAGGCACTGCCGCCCGTGTTGTTCATAAGCATCAGCGTGTTGAAAAACTGCTCAAACATTGCCCTGCCGCCGAGCGACAGCCTGTAGGCATCATCCGTTTTCGAGCCGTCGTCGCTGTAATACGGCATTTCGCCCGTGAATATTTTTATAAGCGGGTTGAGAAGCAGAGAGAGCTGCGCCGCCTCGTAATCGCTCTGCTGCGCATATGTGAGCATCAGCCCCGCAAGCGGCGGAATAACTGCGGATGTCGTGTCGTCTATCTCAAAAGTCCATACGCGGTCTATGGGAAGCGATACGTAATAAGCCCATGTGCCGTTCTGCATAAAGACTTTCGGGTTTCCGGCGGCATTCCTGTTCACATTGTGCGGATAGAAAGGTATTTTCCCGTTTTTGCACGGCACGCTCGCATATACGAATTTTCCCCTTCGCCCCGCGCCTTCAGGCTCGGTGAACATCCTGCCGAAATCATCGAGATAAGGTTCAAAGAGGTCGCCGAACTGCGTTACATCCGTCCCTATCTGCATGAAGTACATCATGTTGAACGATATCGTGTAGCCCGATATGTTGTTGAAACCGATGATTGTACACCAGTCCTGCGGGAGCTGCTGCATGAAGGCATAGTTTACTTTGTTGTGGATTTTGTCCGTGCTTGTGCGCAGAATATAAAAAACCTTGCCCTCGGTTATAGCCTGTCCGGCTATCCTGTGTGCCTGCACATCGGGTCGCAGAGCTTTATTCAGCTTGTCGATAAGGCGAGCTTCTCTGATAAATCCTTCCGATTTTGCCTTTTCCGCATCGATGTACAGTGGCTTCGCATAATACCGGTATGTGGGGATGTCCTGATATGCTTTCGTTATTTTGTAGTATGGATAAGCCGTCCATTTGAGTATTTCGCTCGTCTGTCGCAGTGCCCTTTCATTTCCGTAAGGGGCACGCAGGAAAGCACCGATTTCTTCTTTCGTAAAATCCGCGGGCAGCGAGGATATAGCCTTTACGCGCCTGTTCTGCAGCTGCGGCATGTTGGCAAGCCCGAGACCTGCGCGGGCGAACGCCGATGCCATGCTGTCGGCGGAAAGATTACCGCCGTATGCCCCGATTATATTGTTCATACGCGCAAGCAAGCTGCCGTATGAATTGGCGGCGGGAGCATTTTTCTTTGTCTCTTCCATTGTTTCTCCTTTTCAGCAAATATTTTGGGCTACGGAAATCGCTATATCGGCTATCTCGCGCAGACCGCGCAGAGATGTTATTTCGATATAGGCTTCTATGATATCGAGAAATATTCCCGCGATTTCGATTTTGTCGTATTCGTAGTCGTATTTTTCGCACAGAGATGTGATTTCGCCCTCTATGCCGTCATAAGTAGCCCGTATTTTCCTCGTTTTGGAAAGTCTGTCGCGTATCTCGCATATGCACTCGCCGAAATCATAATCCTGCATTGTCAGCCTCCGCTTTCAGCTCTTTTTCGAGATTGGAGCAGAACTCATTCATTATTGTGGCTGTATTTTGAACACTTTCGCCCATTTCGCGTGCCGCTTCGCTGAGGGCATTTGCCACGATTTCCATTCTCACATATCGGAGCCATTGACGCTCCGCTTTTTTCAGCTTTTGCTCATTCCGCAGAGGCACTTTCCCAAGCGGCAAGTCTGCGTTCTGACTGTATACCAAAAGGTACCCGCTTTCGGGAGAGTAAAATGTATATTTTTCGCCCTCCGGCATGTCATCGAGTTTTCCTATGTAAAGTATGTGGTTTTTGTCGTTCATCATCGTTTCCTCAATGTCAGCAGATTTGCCCGTGTGCCGCTTGCCTGCGGTGCGCTGACGAAACCGCCGTTTTTGTATTTTTCTATTTCAGCCGCCCAGCTTGATTTTGCCTGATATTCCGTTTTCTTTATCAGGGTTTCCAGAATTTGCGCAAACCGTAAACCGTACTTCGTCGCCGACCAGTCGTCTCGCTGTATTGCTTTGGATTTGCGCTTCTCTTTGAGGGTAATACCGCTTACTTCGGTTTTCAGGTTCTGTATCTGTTGGCAGAGCTCGTCCGTCTTGCGGTAAGGAAGCGCAATCTGCGCGTCCTGCGCATCGTTTTTTATACCGTTCATTACCTTGTATGCGGCAACGCCGTCGAGTATCGAAGCCGTAAGCAGCTCTACATTGCCCTGTTCAAATTCAAGTTGCGCATATCGTATCATTTCTCCCTCTTCGTCGGCGGCACCGCGCGTGCCCGCTTTGAGCGGGTAGATTACGGGCAGTGCATTCGGCTGTTCGATATCCGTATAAGCCATGTGGTTGTAGGTGCAGAGCGGCGGCATGCCGTCAGCCGGAGGTTTCATAAGCTCATCCACCACGTCCTTGCCGACTGCCCGCGCATCGACTACAAGATATGTGGTCTGCGCTCCGTTTTTGCAGTAGCTGAAATAAAGCCCTCGGAGCTTCTGCGCCTGAAGATACGCCGTTTTCGGCGGCGGGTAGCTGTCCACGTAGACAACCTGCTTTCTGTATTTGTCACGCTTTGCTATGCTCTTGTAGCGCGTGAGCTTTATAACGGCATCCGCGCATTTTGCGTTTCGCGTTCCCGTTTCATAAGAAACGTCGTGCGCCACTATGTAAATCGCGTTGTTGTCGCCGCAGTGGCACTTTTCCATCGTCATGAGCTTTCGGCTTCTCGAGAGAACGTCGTCGGGTATCATCGGGTTTTCGCTCGACCCCGTGTATCTTGCGCAGGCTTCGCGAAGCCAGTTTTCCGCGCTCAGGCTTCTTTTCATATCCTTGAAGTAGCCTATGTCGCGCAGTCCTGCCATGAGAGCCACTAACCAAGGCATATCGAGTACGAAGCCCTCATATTTTTCGCCGTAAAGCATATCGAAAAGAGCTTTGCGCCTGTATTTGGAAAAGGCGGGATTTTGTCTCGTGCTCGCGTTGCTTATGTGCGAGTGCTTGCGGTTTATGTGCGTGCGGTCGGTTTCATTGTTTATCGTTCGCACAATTCGGCAGGTCGGGAAAATGTCGCGCTCGTATTTTTCCATATCAAAGGTGTCATCTTTGCTTCCTTCCTGCGCCATTTCCTCGGCTATCGTCTGCGAGCTGTTGTCGCCGCGGGGGGAATACATACCGAATTCCGAGCCGTAGTTTGTTTCCATGCGGAACATGTCGCTTCTGTCGTTTTTAATTTTCCATATCGTTCCGAGTATGGGGTAATTTCTCTCCACCTCATGGTGAGCCTGCGCCGCAAGCGAGGCTGCCTGTTTCTGATTCGGTGCGGCATATCTCATGATTTCGCCGGGATAGGTCGCACCCTCCAGCTCCTTTGTAAGTATCTTTGTAAAGGTTTTTGTAAGTCCGCGGCTTCCCGTTACATATACATTCCTGTATCGTGCGTCTATGCGCATCATGAGCCGTTGAGGAAGCTCCAGCCCGTATCGCGCGTTCTCGTCCCGGAGCATGTCCGCGAGATAGTCGGGATACCAGCGAAAAAAGCTGATTATCAGTGCCGCGCTGTCCTGATTGGGCATTCTTTCGTAGTCAAATGCCCTGTTTTTGTTTTTTGTAACCCATTTTCCGAGCTTTCTCGAAAATGTTTTTCCCTCTCCGGCATATCCGGTCGGCACTTCTGCATCCCCCTTCCGTAAATTTCCAAAAAATGATAAAAGGGCTGCAAGCCCATGTTTCCATGTGCCTGCAGCCCCGTTTGGCTCTCCCACAACGCCCGTCTTGCGTTCGGTTTTCTTTATTCTGTTTTAAAAAGCTCCTCGCTTATCCGAAAAAGCAGCCGCCGTCTTATCACATAAACCTTGCCGTTATGTATTTCTATGCGGTCGCCGTGCTTTTTCGCGCGTTCCACGGCGTTTTTCAGCCGTTCTTTCTGTGAGCTTTTTTCTTCCTTGCCGCAGTCGTTATTCATCGGCATCACCGCTCGCCGTTTCCGGCTCATCGCCTTTTTCGTGTCGGAGCTTTGCCAGCCCCGCATATCTGCGCGCTTCTTTTTCGTCCTCGGTTTCCTCCGGCAGAAATTCGCCGTGCTCGTCCTCAATCCGGAGCGATTCGGGAAGCTCGTTTACGATAAAGAGGTCTGCGTTTTCGCGCATCGTGTTATACATGGCAAAAATCATCTGGTCTGCCGCGTCAAGCGAATATCTGTATTTCGGCTGTTTGACGAAGTTCTTTACGAGAGCTTCGGCTGTCTCCTCAAAGGTAAGAAATTTGCCCTCTTTCATCAGCCCGTGCTTTTCCAGCTCCACTACAAGCGTGTCAAGCTGCAGGTTTTCAATAGGCTTTTCGTCTTTTTTTCTCATCTGCTCCGAGGCAAGCTCCTTGTCTATCATCGTCTGAACATCTTTTGCCGCGCGATAATTCCGCGCCGCTACGAGTTCATCCGCCGCCATAGACCATTTGGCTACGCGCATAAGCGTGTCGTCCATCTGCGGCGTGATAGTCTGTCCGCGGTAGCTGTCGGCTCGCACCTCGTAAAGCCTGTCAAGCTCATTGTACTTCTCGGTCGTCATATTCGCGCCGATGCCCCAGCGTTTTCTCTGTGCTTCCGTGCCGGGGAGCGATGCCAGCTTAGCCTGCTGTGCTTTGACATACTGCAGAAAGTCGCTTTCGGTCAAATCCTTGCCGAAAATACGCCGCATATTGGTTTCGCCGTCCGCAAATGTGGCGGGCTTTCCGCGGCGGTAATATCCGTCGCTTTCCAGCAGTGCGCTTATGTAGACTTTCCATTTCTCCTCGCAGTTTTCAAAATCGGAAGGAGGAATAAGAGGGAGGCAAGGAACATCAAACGCTATGCAGGAAAAATAAAGGGCAAGGCATGCACCGTTCATTTTTTCGAGCTCGTCAAAGCGAGCCTGCTCGCAGTCGATGCAAAGCGCACTCATGCCCGAAAGGTTTCGGGCACAAGCGCGGCAATTATCCTCACTGAGTACTGCACCGCAGCGGGCACATTTATTTTCAGCAATGTAAGGCATCCTGCGTCCCTCTTAATGATGGATTTCGTATTGAACAAAATTCGCGGGAAGTCGTGCGAATTGCTCTTTACAGCTACATTATACCATAATTTTTCACAAAAAGTTGCTTTTTCAAAAAGTCATACATTGGTTATACTGCATAATTTACAATTTGTTCATATTTTCAGCGTGATTTCGGCTAAATCAGACGGAGAACGCGCCTTTCGGCTCATATATCGGTTTCATCATCGTCCTCCGTTACAATTAAAAGTCCTTTGCAGAGTTCAAGCAATTCGCCATCGTTGCGCTTGATAGCGAGCGTTGCAATGTCTTTGAGGTAGGACGACAAAAGTTCCAGCCCAATGGCGATTACGAATGCGGTGTTTTGCGTTTCTTCGTCGTCCTGCTTTCCCGAAACAGCATCCATTATCAGCCGTGTCAGGTTGTTATAGTCGAGTTTCATTTTATCGTGCATAATGTGTCGCTCCAATCTATCGTCTGACCGCAAGTCGGGCAATGATTATGCCTTTCGTAATCAACCTCATATCGGTCTTCGCAACATGGGCAAATCCATGTATCATAAATTATATTTCCGTTGTCATCATAACCATCGCCCTCAAAAGTCGGCTTTTTCGGGGTCTGTTTTTCGAGCGCCGCAACTGCAAGCCGACAAGCGTCCTGAAACTTGTCCGCATACGCTTCGTTGTCAGCAATCCGTTTTAACCGTCTTATTGCCTCTTCTTTTGTCATCGTTTTTCCTCCATTTGGCACTGTTTTACTACTCATCCGACTTGCCTCCGTCCATCTTCGCGCCGCATTCGGGGCAATACTTTTCTGCCGGTTTATCCCATGACCCTTCTGTTGTTGTCACGAAACCGCAACAGGTACAGCACCACTCGTCCCATCCGAGACGTGCCCAATGTCCATGTTTCACTTCCCGCACATCGGCAGTCGGCGTTTCTTCCTCCGCCTTTTTGACGAGTTCCATTCCTTTGACAAATGCTTTTGTGAAGTCCTCATCATCTGCAAGATATACTTGCATCATCAAATTTTTACTAAATAATTCAGCGTCAATATATCTGCTCATTGTTTGTCCTCCTATTCCACAATTCCGATGCCATCTTACTGTTCCAGCAAGCCCCTGTTGATGCACAGCAACTATTGCAAGAAACCGTATACGCCCATTTTCTACCAACCGAATCTTCTGTTCCATGCGGGTCTATCTTTACAGTTGCTAAACCTCCGCAAAACGGGCAACATTTTAACTTTTCCGTCATAACAGCCCCTCCGCAAGTTCCGGGTTGTCGTGGATGTTGCCGATGACTTCCATCAATTTCGCAGGAACGGACAGGCAAAATCCCCATGTTTCGATGTGGTCAATCTTGATTCCGAAATAACCTGTTTCGCCTCGTGTTTCAAACACAACGACATGTTCTTCCCCTCTGTATCGTACAATATCCCCTTCAAAAATCCTTGTACCGTTCTTATCGGTCAACCCCGTGTACTGACCGATGGTTTCGGAAAACAACAGGTCGGGTTCGAGATAACCAATATTCAATGTGCTGTCAACCATAAAGTAATCATCCGCGTGATGAACGATTACGCCATAAAGCCATTCATCAGTAAGTATGCTTTTCCCTCTGAATAATATCTCTCTCATTTTCTGCTCCTTTCTGCGAGTGCCTTTTTGGCAGCTTCCCGCGAGAAAAACAAGTTCGGATGTCCAAACATCGGGGCAAAGTCTGACAGAAGCACTCTGAATCTTACATTGTCTGTGGCAACGATGGCTCTTACTGTATATTCTTGTATGTCATTTCTGGCAATCCAGTATGCTTTGTCGCCCACTTTACACGGCAATTTCAACCATTCTTTTTTATCCTCAAATTCGGGGCACTGGCTTTCTACATTATCGTCGTTGAAATATTCGTCAAAATCCTTTTCATCTTCTCCGAAATAAAAATGCTTGTGCGCCGCGTAGTGTATGCAATCTTTACATTTCATATTTTTTCTCCTTCTCTTGCTTTTAATATATTTCTATTCCCGATTGTTCTATCAGGCTTTGTTCAAACTCCGTGTTCTTTTTGCTTCGGTCATTTAAACCAATCCACCAGTTGTATACATCCCGTCCTGTTCTCCATGTTCGAGGCGGAGTTTTCATTTCTTCGAGCATCTTGTCAAAAGCCTTTATGTACAAAGCCTTATATTTGGGATAGGTTTCGAGCTCGCGAGCGGCGCGCGCGTTCATAGGGCAACCGAGGCATCCTATGCGCTTGAATCCGCAATCGTAAAGCTCACAGTACGGTACATTGTAGCTTCGTATAAACTCCCAGACATCTTCATCCGTCCAGTCTATTATCGGGTTTACAAGCGTTTTGTTTGTGCGAAAACAACTCTCAACCATATGGCGGTTCGCATCGTTATCGTCGTTCATAATGATACCGCCGCTCTTGTTGACTTTGGCGCCTTCTGCACCGGCGAGTGCCTTCCCCCAAGAAGTTATAAGCCCCTGATTTTGCGCGCGTCTTTGACTTTCCGCCCATCTTACTCCGGTAAAAGTTATGCGCCCGCTGTTTTGGCTTTCTTTCAGCTCGGCACAGCAGTATCGGACACGGCTTGTCGGAGGCATATATTTTCGAGGTATGAGATTCCACATCGTTATCGGATTGCCGTCCTTATCTCGCGGGATTTGCCTCTTTACATGGGGCATTTTGTATTTTATAAACCTCACAAGCTCCGGAGGGTCGACGGAAGTCACATTATATATCGGCTCATATTTTATACCTGCCATTTGGCACAAAGCGTCGAGTACCACGCTGTCTTTGCCGCCGCTTATTGCCGCTACCGGAACATCAAATGCATACGCCTGTATGCGCGATATTGCCTTTTTCACTTTGTCAATTTTTCCTTCAAGCGTAAGTTCTATCAGAGCCATCTTTTTTCTCCTTCAGGCGGGCGTTTGCCCGCCGTATTCATTCTGTAAAAAATCCATCGGGTTCAACATCAAGCACGGGCTTTTTTCTGCCGCGCGTGGTCTTGATTTCGGTCTTTGCTTCTTCCGCAATTTCTGCGGCAGGTGTTTCGTCGAGGTATTCGCCGCCTGTGTTTCCGAAGAAGCTGTCGCTCGCGTCGGCTTCGCCGTTGCCCACGAAAAGGTCATTCTCTTTGTCGATTGCCTTTGTATCCTCGTCGTAGGCTTTCTGCATGTCAATGCTCATTATGCCCCACTTGGATATGAGCTGGCGAATCATGGTTTTCTTTGCCATACCGTCAAAGTCCTTGTACCAATATGAGGAATATTTCCAAAGCTGGTCGGCAGGCACTTTTCCCGCCTCGAAATCGGCAAATGACATTTTGCCGTTCTTTCCCTCCAGCGAAAAAGCCTTGCTGTATGTATCGGCGTGAGAGAGCATTTTCGTCTTTGACCAGTATATGGTCTTTTCAAAGCCGTTCAGATAACGGAAATATGCCATGTAGCCGACTACGGAGAGCTTTTCTCTTTCGTCGTCGTCCTCGATGAATTTAAATCTCGGCTTGCCTGTTGCACTGTCTCTGCCGAGATATTCACCGCGGCGGATTTCCGTCACATCGATGTCGGCGTAATAGCCGCTCCTTATTGCAAGCTGGAGATATCCCCTGTAGCCGAGTATAAAAGTGCCGACCGTGCGATTGTTTTTCTTGTCGTCGAAAGGCACTATATAAGCAAGCCCGAGAGACGGCGAAAGTGAAAGGTTCAGAGCCGTTGCGAGAAGCGCGGCACTCACCACCGTGGAGTAGTCGCAGTTTTGCAGTGCCGTGTTTGCGCTTGCCGCCGCCACGATGCTCGAGACAAATTTTTGCATTTCCTTTTCGCTTCCGAGCGTGGAAACGAGACTTTTCTGTACTTTTTCTCCCGTGAGATAGGCGGATAGCGTTCTTGCACCGCCATTCTGATTCTGTACAAGCTGATTACTTATAGCCATTTTTATTCTCCTTTGATTTTTTATTTTTCGATATGTTCAAAAACTATTTTTCGGGGCAATACATTGTGGCACAAAAAAACTGACGAAAACGGCGGATTCAATGACGGCTTCGGGTCTTCGTAACTTTTGAAATACGATACCCGCTTGTCAAAATACATAATTTCAAATTCGTTGTTTTTGAAAAGGTCAAATCTGCGCCTGCTCTCGAAAAGCCCTATCACACCGACAAGCATTGCAAAGGGCTTGCCGATTTTAAAAAGATGTTCAAATACTTCGGTTTTCTTCGAATAGGGCGGATTGGAAATAATATAGTCGCAATCCGTACCTTTGCTATCGAAAAAATCGTGCCCGTTTGAAATGTGAGTTGCCGTTACACGATGTCCCTGCCGTGTAAATTCCTTTACAAAAAGGCTCTGCTCCGTATCAAAAGGACACCATATCCAACTTTCGGGTTTTAAGTATTTACAAATCGGCAGCACCGCATATTTAGGCGTGTAAAATTCGTCGTTTCCCGAGCCTGCCACAATGTCAAGTTTCATTCATTCTCCTTTCGGCACTCTGCCGTATTTTATTTTGTTTGCGTTGAGAAATTCTTTAAGTTTCGTGAGCTGCGTTTTCGTCGCATAAACGCGGAAATCCATCGTCATGCTTTCCTCCGTTTCATCAGGCGCGCCTTTCTCGCTTTCATAAACGCTCTGCATGGGCTTTGAATTTTCAGAGGGTATTTGCTTGTCCGAGCTGCCTTCCGCTTGCTGTCGGCTTTCTGCCGCGGCGAGACGCGCATTGTATGCGATTATCTGCGCGATGCTGTGATTTTCGCGGTAATATTCGAGGAGCGATACCTCGTATTTCGAGCCGAGCCCTTTTATAGCCGCTATATCCGTGCAGATAGCATTGTATGCATCGTCCATCGCGGAGTAAACCGCTTCTTTGCGCTTGCCTTTGTTCAGCCAAGACCGGTCGAAAATCTGCTCGAATGTGCGGTACGGATTGTCTGCGCTGATGCTCTCCCAGTAGTTTTTGAAGTCGGTTTCCTTTTCGGATTTGACCCTGTCCTCCGCTTCGAGAACCTGTCCCCAGAGGTTTTCGCGTGCCGATTGCAGTATTGCGATAGGCTCTTTCAGCGACTTCTCGAATATTTCAAGCGGCGCGGTGTATTCTTTTTTTACCTCTTTGCGCTTGTCGTCTATGCTTTTTATTATCTTGTTTATCTCGGCGCAGCGCTCTCTTGCTTTTTCAAAGTCCTCATCCGTGCGAAGTATGAGCGTTCTGTCGTTTTCGGTGCGTGCCGTAGCCCAGCTTTTGATTTTCTCTATGTTGGAGAGAATCTGCGGAAGCTTTTGCACAAAGTCCATCTGTACGGTAAATTCCACCGTCACAGGCATGTCCGGCTCTGCAAATGCAGTCAGAGCCTTGTCAAAATCAATCTCTGTCATTTTTTTCGTCCTTTCGATAGTTCTTTTGTGAGTTCTTTTATTTTTGTTTCATAGTCCAGCCCGAGCATCTGTCCGAATATCGCCATCAGTACGCTTGTGCATATGCTGTCTCCCGCAAGATGATAGCAGGCGGATTTCGACTGATTTTTCCGTATCTTTGCATAGTCCTCGTCTTTTACGCCCTGCAGCCTGAAACATTCGCCCTCGGTCAGTTTTCGCACGCGGCATTCACGGTTTTCATCGTCAAGTATTTTCACATCCTGCCCCCCGCCCGTGCATGTTACGACTGTCGGAGAAATCGCATCGGCAGAATAAACGCGGCAGCTGCGCTCCAATGTGTTGTCCCATTTTCCGCCGCTCAGCGTAGCAATCTTCATACAATTCAGTTCTTCCATTCCACTACTCCGTTCGTCCCTTGAGTATCGATTGCTCTGCACATGTCCGGCATGGGTGCTCTTGCGAAGCTTCGGCTTTTTCCGAGCGTGATGCCGTCCGCCCGCGGTACTCCGCTACCGCATTCATTGCCTGATTGCCGAAGCTTTTGCAGTCCCGAGCCATTATTGTGTTTGCCGTCGTCGTTCCGATTTTCTCTATGATTTTGCCCTTTCCGCTCAATAATAAAGTTACTGTGCGGTCTGTAGCCGCCCTCTGTTTTAATGGTGTGCGCTGTACCCCCCGAGAAGGTCGGGTTCCAGCCGAAGCTGTTTCCGCGTGCGGCATTTCGCTCTTTATGGAGTTCTAATGTGCGTACTGCCTTGTCGCTTATATAATAACTTTCGTCCACACCGTAATCCAAGAAGTCACGCAAAACATAATCGAGAGCAAAACCGTCCGGCATTTCGTAGTAATAATCGCCGAGTATGCTCACCATGAAGCATCTGTTTCTGTTCTGCGGTATTCCGAAATTTTTCGCATTCAGCAGATTCCGTTTTGATTTGTAGCCGAGAGAATCGAGAAAACCTATCCATTCCGAAAAATGCTTTATGTTTTTCTTTCCGATTACCTCGGGGACATTTTCCATGAGCAGAATCTGCGGCAGGTTTTCCGTTTCTTTCAGCAACCGCTCCACTTCCCACAGAAGCCCGCTCCGCGTTCCGCTGTTTCTTCCCATGCCTGCGCCTTTTCCCGCATTGCTCAAATCCTGATTATTCCGACATCGGAATAATCAGCCTTATGCCGAGGAAATAGTAATCCCGAAGTTTAAGCTGCAACCCATATAAATAGAGGGATTGCGAGTAAAAACTTCGGAATAATAAAATGGTCATTCTTTGCTTGTATAATTAA